TTGTTTTTGTTCCAAATTTAATCGCTCTAAATTAAAGTTCATTTGTCGTGCTGCTCTAAACTCTTTTTCTAAAGTACCATAAACAACCATTGCTTTTTTTATTTCGTGTAAACTTTGCTCCATTGAATTTATTAAGTCTGTTCTATTCGGATGCTTTGTTTTTATGTCTTCAATGCTTACTTGTAATTTTAAACAGGTGTGGTTTAAGTTTATTCTGCTACTCAATAAGTCAAGTTCCATTTTAAAATATGTTTAAGTTAGTTTTGCTTTGCGGTCTAAATTCCGAAATTACGTCTTTTCCGTAAACTTTAAAACCAAGTCCGTAATTGTATTCGCAATAAACAGGGTCGTTTAAACCTGTATGTTTACCGCCTGTGTCTATGTCTTTAATTTTTTCAGTTGAAACCCAAGTTACGTACTTCATTGTTTCGTGTTTTATTAGTCTGTGTATTACAATCATATCGTCGCACCTGTTTGTAAATGCTTTACCACCTTCAACGTGGTCTTTTAATGGTGCTTTTAAATGTCCTTTAAAGTCTCCTTCAGTATAAATATTAGAACTCCTTCCGCTTTCGGTATTCGGATGAGTGTTTATGTAAATTGTCATTCCTGTTTTATTTACAAATTGTCTTGCTGCATTCATAAAATTATAATTGCCTTCGTAAGTCATATTGCGATCAAGTCCGGTAAATGGGTCTATTAGTGCAACATCGCATTCGCTTTCCTCGAATATTTTAAATAATTCTTCGTGTTTATACAGGCGGTCGTTTTTTACAAATGTAAAGTATTGTTCCAAATATGTTGAGTAATTTCTTATTTCATCGTGTGTTAATTGTTTAAAATTTATTCCTGCGTACATCTGTATTAAGTCACGCAAAATTTGTCCGTGTTGGTTTTCACCGCTCCAAATAATAAACTTCAATTTGTGTTTAAGTGCAAGTGCTAAAAAATACCAATTAATAAAATAAGTTTTACCAACGTTGTCGTGTCCTAAAATTATGTTTACTTGTTTTCTTTTAAATTTTAAATATTCATCAAGTCCATTTCCAAGTTCTAAACCGTGTTTTATTTTACCGTCTCGGTAGTTAAGTAAATACTCCAGTGCAGAACCGTTATTTAATAAGTCCATATTTTCTTGCTTTTATTTCTTCAGGTGAAATTCCTTCGGATGTTGGTTCGTTTTTTTGTAGCCATTTTACAGCCGTTAAATATAAACTTTTATATTTAGTATTTTGCTTGTAGTTTTCTATGTCGTTTAAAACATCGTTTATTTGTGTTATTGTATGTTTTTCTAATAACTTTTTTACTTCGTCTTCAGTAATAGATAAATGAGCGAAGCTCCTATATATATCTTTTACACTTACACTTACATTATCATTAACACTTACAGCTATGTTTGCCATCGGTTTTATGCGTTTGCTATCGTTTGCTATATTTTGCCATCTTTTTGTTGCTCCTGCTATTCCTGCATCACTTCGTTTTTGTTTCTTATCGTCCCATTTTAACAAGTCACGTTTTAAACTTTGTTTAATAGGTTCAAAAGCAATTTCAGTTATTAAGTCTTTGCATTCTGGGTCTTCATCGTTTACATACTTTAAAATATGTTTAAATAAAACTCCTGCCTGTTCGTCTGTTAATTTTTCTATTGTATGTATTATGTCACTGTACAATATAAATCCTTTTTTTTCTTCAGCCATCTTAATTTTTTTTAAAATAAAATGCCCCTGTTCAATCCGTTGGGTCTAACTTCAACTTCATAAACAAGGGCAATAATTCCTTTTGTACTTATAATGTTAGACCGTACAATCACAAATATAATAATTTATTCTAAATAACAATTTTTTTAACAGTGTTTTTTTATAATTAAATCAATTGCGTTTTTAAACAATATATTTCGTTCTTCCCATTTATTTGTAATATTTGAATAAAAACTTAATACTGTTGCGTTTTCAATTTCAATTTGGTTATCTTCTACAACTCCTTGAACATATAAAAAATAAACAGGTATTGTTTCTGGACTAATATATCTACATAAATTTTGCGCTAATATTTTTTGCCCAATTGGTAAACCGTTTATTTTTTCGCTTCGTTTAACTTCAGCAAAAATTAAAACTTTGTCGTTTATTTCTAAAACCCAATCTAAATCTGTTGGCGTACATTTTCCAAAATTCCTGCCTTTAAAATTAACAACATAAGAATCTTTTCTTTTAAAATCCCATTCGCCTTTTTGCATTTTAAAACTTTCCTTTTTCTGCTCCATAATGTTCCCAATTAATTCTATTGTTTCTACTAAAATAATCTAATTTATTTCCTATACACATTCTATCAACCATTTCATAAAACGCTTCTGGTTTTCTTGAGTGTTCACGTCTTGCTTCAGTTATAATATCACGTTCCGAACTACCGTTAATAATTGGGTTGCCTTTAATTGCAATTAAACAAAATTCAACCTGCATTCTAATTGTTCTTCCAAGTCCCATTTTAACTTTGTCCCAAACTAAAGTTGCTTTGTAATTATAGCCCCAATGCTCTAAAATTTCAAAACTATCTTTTAAAAATGCGTGTGTTGTCCATAAAAACAAAACGCAATCTTCAGCTTCAGGCAATTCTATTTTTTTAATTTGTTCTAAATTCATAGTAGGATAGTCAACTGCTCCCCTGTTACTTTTACTGTCGTAATCTTCCGAACTAAATCCGCCCTTTTCTTTATAATTCCAAGGCGGGTCTATTGCAATAACGTGGTATTTTTTATTTTCAACAGTTAAATTTTCTTCTTCAATTTTAATTTTAATTTCTTCAATTTGGTTTAAACGCTCCGTTTTCTTTTCTTCTTTTTTTATTTCTTGATACGCTTGGTTTATACTTACTTCGCCTGTTCTTAATTTAGCTTTAACTTCTTCAGGTGCTTTTTGTTCTATTACTTTTACTTTTGCTATTGTGTCGTGTCCTACTGAAGCTATTTTAGCAAGTTTTTTTCGTGTTTCAATTGGCTCAACCTTAACCTCCGCTGATATCAGCTTACCTTTACCTTTTGAAAGTTTTAAATTTTCTTTTGCCCTTGCACTAAATACGCTTTCAAGTTCTAAAGCTAAAACACTTCTTTGGTAGTTACTTAAATTTCTACGTCCAAATTGGTTGTTTATCATCCATTCTTTAACTTCGTTTTCGTCTTTAAAACGTTTAGTTTCTGTTTCGTATTCCAAGTTCCAACGTGTCGCTATTTCAAAACGGTTGTGTCCATCAATTATAAACTCGTTCCAAGTTATTATTTTTTCTCTAATTCCTTCAGCTAAACAATTTTGTTCTAACTGTTTAAATTCTTCAACGCTTAACGCTGGTATTAATTTTTTAAATTCGTCTTTTATTTGCATTGTTTTTTTTGTTTAAAGTTAATAAAAATTATTTTTAATTCTTGACTGAATTTTGCGTAAGTCAACTAAATTACGAGCTTCTTTTATTTCCTTCCGTAAGTCAAGTTCTGGACGTTCTAAACTCAAAAGAAGTTTGTAATATTCAATATCGTGCTGAAATAGTTTATCGTTTATATCCGTTAAGTCTTGGTATGTTTTTAAACCGTGTAAAATAGTTGCGTGGTTCATATTAAACATACCGCCAATTCTTTTAAGTGTGTAACCGTCTTCACGCAGCTTCCTAAATAAATAAATTCGCCTGTGTACAATTTCACGTTTTCGGTTTTTATTTCCAAGTCCGTCTTGTTCTATAATTTGTTTTATTAGCTCTATCATTTGTCCGTGTTTTTAAAAGTTTTGTTGTAGTATTGTTTTGCAGATATATTATCATCTCCATTACAATAAGCCTCAATTATCTGCTCCTTCTCCATTTCTTTGGCTTGGTCAAATAAATCTTTAATTGAAATGTCCATATCTCGTTTTAACAACTCTTGTCTTAACCATTCTACTGCTGTTTGTTTCATTGTTCTTGTTGTTTAGTTGCATGAATTTTTCCTAATATTTCATGCAATTATTATTATTTTCATTGTTCTTGTTGTTTAAATTGTTTTTGCATCCATTTAGCACCTCTGAAGTAAGCATCTATTTCAGTTTCACAACCACTACCATACATTTCCTCCATTGCTAAAATAGCTTGGTCAAATATGTCTTTGTCTATTAACTTTTGTACATTCTGATTCATTTGTTCAGCAGCAATTTCATTAATGTCATCTATTCTCATAACTTTTTTCATATTTGATATCCTTCAGGATACTTTGTTTGTACTTGTTGCACATCACCACCTTTAGATAAGGTAGATTCTCCACAACTTTTGCATTTCATATTAGGTGTAACACTTGTATGAAAAAAATGGTCATCATATCCTGATACACCTTTTTCTACATGATTACAAAATTCACATTCATAAGTTCCCCAAAAATCTCTCCTTGATTGACTTGTTACTTCTATTAGTTTCATATTTTTATAAGTTTAATGATGTTTATAATTTGATTGAGCATCTACACCACCTTCTTGAAAGGCTTGATTTAATTGTTTATCTTCAATTTCTTTAGCTTTTATTAATATTCTTTTTACAAAAGCAAACGCAATTTTTCTTCCTATTATTTCTTTTCCATATAAATTATCAATAACTTTTAATTCATTATCAATTTCATTTCCTAACCATTCTACTGCTGTCATCTTATTCTGATTTAAATTTTTTATATAACCATTCTTCATAATTAGTACAACCATCAATTTCATAACATCCACAATACATACTACTTTGCCCAGCTTCATATGCTTCTTTTGCTGAAATATTTTTAGCTTTAAATATCTGCTCCTTCTCCATTTCTTTGGCTTGGTTAACTAATTCATAAAACTTAGGTGCTGAAATTCTAATATTTGCATCTGATATTCTTGAACCGATTTGTTGTTCTAACCATTCTACTGCTGTTTTCATTTTTCTATTTGTTTAATTTCTAAAATAATATCGTCGTTTTTCTGTATTAAGTTTTTAACGTGCTGAAAGTCGTATGCTTCAACAATTCGTGTTTCTAACTTAACAGGTGCGCCAACGTACGCATAAGTTTTATATGTTGCTTTAAATCGTTTCATAGGTTTATATTTAGTGTGTTCGTTTTTTTTTATTCTGCAAATTTCAAGGTATAATCCTAAATCAAATGAACCTCGCCATTGTCGCTGCCACCAATCTAATTGCTCGTAGGTTGTTCCGCTTGTCATAACTCGTAATAAAAAGTGTAGTTACTATCGTCATTGCTTGTTTTCCATTCCCAAAAGTTGTAGTGTGCTAAATCTGAATTTATTGCTTCTTGCATCTCAAGGCGTAAATCTTCTAAAAGACGAACCCCAAGAACGTGTGGTTGTAAATGGTCATCCGTTTCAATTAACCACTTCTGCGAAATTTCAACGTCTAATTCTATAAATGCGTATTCGCTTACTTCGTCATAGTCGTTAAATTCCCAAGTTCCAGCAATTGAAAATTCCCAACCTGCAAATTCGTAGTTTAAATTCCATTCTCTGTGATGTATTTCTAAAATTCTATTTTTCATCTTACAACGCTTTTAAATACATTAAACAATAGAACATACCACCGAACACTATAAACATCGTTAGAGTGCCTAAAAAGTGCCTTAAAAACGATTTGTGTTCTTCGGTTGTTGGTGTAAAGTAGTTGATTAAGTTTTTCATAGTCTTATTTTTTAAATTGGTTAAATAAATTTTCTATTTCTTGCAATTGGTCATCGTCTAAAAATGTAACCAATGTTTGAATAATTAAATGCAGTTGGTTCGTGTTTAATTTGTTTTCTTGCTGTTGTGTTTCCAAGAAGTCAATTACTTTGTTAAATTCTGTTTTCATAGTGTTTTGTTTTCGTTAATAATTATATGCAAATATATATACTATTTTAATAACTGCAACACTTTTTAACATTTATTTTTAAATTATTTTTGATTATTTTTTTAAACCCTTATGTTTATTGGGCTTTCTAAATAAAAAAAAACCTTATCAATATTCATTCTAAATAAGAATAAGGGCAAATTCCGCCCTTGTGCAAAGGTAAAACATATAATAAGGGTAATTTTTACTTAATAACATATAATAAGGGTAATTTTTACTTAATAATAAGGTCGCAATTTGCGACTGCAACCACTAAATATTATAATAATTTGGGGAAACTTACCACTTGTCGGAAATACCGTCAGGTTAAAACCTTAAAACCTTTGCTATTATTAAGGTTATAGCCTTAAAAAGTCAAGTTTATTGCTTAAAAAACTGGACATAATCGGAATTATGCCTATTATGTAAAGCATATTTGACAATAATGGTGGTTTTTGTAAACTATATTTAGCGTTATTGATCACAAATTTTGCTAATATATGTGACAAAAAAAAACAGCTGCGTGCTGGGGAGCTTACAACTGTTTTCTTTTTTTTAACTATGAATGACAAATATACTATAAATTATTTAATCAAACTAAAAAATATGCGTTAATCGTGCAATTTGTCCAAATTCTTTGTGATGTACGTAACCTTCAACCGCTTTTGGAACGCCTGTATATCCGTTTTTATGATGCCAACTATCACTACCGGAAGGACTGCGTAAGGTTTCAAAAGTGCAACCAATGAAATCTTTGCTCGTCTTGTTGTGTACGTGGTGGCTGTAAATATACCGGTGCTTTGTCTCGCTCCAAAGTATTGGAAACTCCGTTGCTAATAATAAAGGTAAGTTTTCAATTTTCGCTCCGTCACCGTGTGTAGTTCCAATTAAGTTACTTCCGTACCTAAACGCTTTTCTATGCTTTAAATCTACGTTAAAACGAATACTTGACTTGCTGAAGTGTGCTTCTATTAACTGCATTAAAAAGAAACCGTGTGTGTAATCGTGGTTTGAAGGATTATAAACAACTTCAACGTCTGCGAAATTCATTAATTGTTCTAAAAGTTCTATATAAAGATTTTTAGCCATTATAAAATTTTCATACCACATTCCGTCCGTGTCTTGCGGTGTTCCACCTGTTGTTGTTCGCCTTGTGTTGTCGGTGTGTAAAATGTCGTTTCCTGCAACAAATAATACCTTATCTATATAAAACCCTTTTGCCTTGTTTAAAATGCCTTGTAGTCCGTCTTTTGCACGTTTAACAGCTATTTGTGAATTGTAGTCTTCGCCTGTTTCAAATGCTGTTGCAAGTTTTCCTATATGTAAGTCGGCAATATCAATTACAAGTAAATGTCCGTCCGTATCAATATCGTATTTTATTACTGCATCATTATATTTCGGTGCGTATAACTTTACTTCTTTTATACATTCGTCTTTTATTTGTTGAATAGCGTTTAGTTCTTCCTGTTTAAAGTTTGGGTTCTTAAAGAATAAACTTGCTTGTTTAGTTTTTAGCCAACCGTGTTTAACGTCTTTGTCATCAACTCCAGCTTCATCGGTTGCTTCTTTTATTCCACGATACTGCATTAAAATTTCAATCTCATCTTTTTTAAGACGAAACCTTGCGCTTGTATTTTTCATAAATATTTAGATTAATGATTGTTTTGCGTACTTCCATAAGAACGAAAGTAGTAAACCTATTCCAACACCTACAAAAAGTAAGTTAAGGTTTCCTTTAGGTCGGTTCTTTTTGCCTTCAGCTCGTGCTTCTGCTTTTTCAACTATCCGGTCTTTATATATAGTTTTTACTTTTAATTTGTATTCACGTTTTAATTCTATTCGTGTTTTTGGAACGTAAACATTTTTAGTTTTCCATTTAACTATTGTATCTTTTTGCGTAATAAATTTTTCGTAAATTATTTCGTTGTTTACAATAACAGGAACGCTATCAATAGTTGCTATTCTTATTGTGTCCATTTGTAAAGTGTCTTCACAAACGTAACCTTTTTTTATTGCTTTGTTCAAATGGTATTGAGCCGAACACGAATAAAGTAAAACACTAATAATTAGAATAAATAGTTTTCCCATTTTTTTTTGTTGCTTTTAATACTTGTTTACGATTTTTAGAACTAAAACTAACGTGAACCCAAGAAGGATTTTCATCGTTTCCAAACTCCCAAATAAGTTGGTCAAAGTCTAACTTGTCTTTTATAAAATGAAACCCTTTAGAACCTATTTGCAAGTCCATTGCTTCGCCTTTTGTATGTTGGCTTGTTGAACTTCCTTTAATCATTTTATTAACCTGTACTGAACGAAAACCCGAACTAATTTTTATCGGTGTGTTTAGGTAAATTCTCAAAGGTTCAAAAACGTTTTCACACAATAACTTTGCGGACGCAATTTGCGACTCGTTCATTTTGTTATTTATTCCGTGTGTCGTTGCAGTTGATGAATCTTGAAATTCTGCTAACGTAACGTGTGCGCTTAAATTCATTTTAACTTATTAATGTTGTCTTTAACTTCTTTTGCTCGTGCAAACAATAATTTAGCCGACTGCCAAATGTCTATTCCTTTAACAACTTTGTAATTCTCGTTTATAGACATTATTTCAATACTTGCAAGTACCAACGCTAAAACTTTTGTAAGCATCAAAGGAACGGAAAAGAACGTTAAAATTATGTCGTTTAAAATATAAAAGTCTATAAGGAAAAAAAGTATAACGGTCAACTCATAAAGTAAAAGTTTAGAAACTATTGCCGAAAACTTACGTGATGTTATTTCGTGTTTTTGGTGTTTAGCTTTCCAAATTCCTGTAACTGTATCTGCTAAAATTAACGCAAACAAAAGTCCAAGTATTCCGCTTATAGGTATAAAAAACGAAAAGCAAATTGTTATAAGTTTCAAAAGTGAATTTTTAACCGTGTAAATTAATAAGTAAAATTGTGTTTTCATAAGTCTTCAAGTGCTTCAGTTAAACTGAAAGTTAAGTATAAAAATAAAGTAACTCCAGAAAAAACAATATAAGGTTCTTTGCCTTGAAACATCAAAGAAAACGAAGTTAAAAAACCCGATATAAAATATAAACTTGCTAAATAATTACTTTTCATTATTCTCCTTTAAGAGCTTTTAACTCATCGTACATAGCCAAAAGCTGTGCTTCTTTCTCTTGTATTAATTCTTCGCTTGTTTTTTCAATAACATCAACAAGTTCTTCAATGTAAGTTCCTTGCTCGTTATAATATCCTATTTGTACTTTCATATTAATTTATTTATATAGTGTGAATTCTTACTGCTCGGACTTGATTTCCTGCATTTTTACTAAAGTTGGAAGACACACTACTGCTAAAAGTTTTAGTATTCCCAGCAGTAGCGTTAGTTTCTGTAGAAGCCCAATAGGTAGAAGTTAAAAACGGAGTAACTCCTGCAATTTTATTCACAATAGCAGCTGAATCAAAACACATATTTAACTCCCAAGTTGATGGTAAATACCAATCACTAAAACCACCACCTGCAAAAAGTCTTGCTACTCCTGCAGCATAAGATGTACTAGCAGCCGCTCCTGTTTGTGCTATAATTGCATTAGTATTTGTAAGACCATCTGAATAACTTTGAGCAGTAGCACCTATTAAAGTAGTTTGAAATGCTGGTATTGTCCATACTATATTCGCAGCTAAATTAGTCAAACTTGCTACAAGTGCTTTATTTACTCCGTTATCATTGAATACTGCTACTACAATTCCTCCTCCAATTAAAGCTCCTATCTCTGTACCACCACCACCACCGCCACTTGCGTTTATTGTTACTACTCCTGTACCACCCGCAGGTGAGATAGTAACATTTGTTCCTGCAACAATTTGTGTAACTGCTCCTGCTGCTGCTGAAGCTGCAATAGTCTGATTTGGAAAACTTCCTGTAATAGTTATATTAGTTCCTGCAACTAAACTTGGAGTAGCTGTGCCTGTACCACCATTTGCTACTGCTACAATTCCTGTAACATTGGCTGCTGTTCCTGTTGTGTTTTGGTTAAGTGTAGGAATATCTGCGCCAACAATAGCTCTAAATGTAGGCACTCCTGCCGTTCCGTTTGGTGCTGCTAAAATATTATTTGCAGTCTTTGAAGCATAAGGATTTTGTGTGTCTCCATAACTTGAAGCTAAACTAATAACAGGTGTTGTCGTTCCTGTAGCTACTACAGGTGTTGTTGCTGAAACTGAACTTACTCCGCCTGTTATAACTAAATCGCCACTACCTAAAATCGAATTAGAATTTATAGTCTTGATGTTTGTGCCACTTACAAGAGTAGGTTGTACTGCTAAATTTCCACTACCTAATAATGTAGTTGAATTAACGGTTTTTATATTAGTACCACTTACTAAAGTGTCCTGTTTTGAACCTATAATATTTGCACCTGTTACCGACTTTGTTACATAACCACCTGCACCATCGCTCTCACTAATTTCTATTAAATCAGTAGAAGCTATTGCCGTTCCTTTTGCGGTTAATTGACTAATTTTTAAATCTGGCATAATTTATTGTGTTATTCTGTTATTATTATTTTCTGTTATTCTTTGGTCGCTTATTTCTGTTATTCTGTATGCGCTTGGTATAATTATTGGAACGGCAGTACCGTCTATAACGCCTATTCCTTGTGCGTGTAAACTTCCGTTGCAACACTTTACAGAATATCTTTTTCCGTCTTTACATAGACAACCACGTTGCCCACCTTTTGGACTTGTTCTTGAAGGTAAAGAACCCCAACTACTTCCCATTTTTTATTGTATTTAAGTAAGTCTTTAATTTTACGATGTTGACTTCTTTAGGTTTGTATGTTCTTAAATGTACCATCCAGTATAATTGTTGTTTGTATCTGGAAACATATCGCTATTACTATTCGTGTTGTATTCAGGAAACAAACTTGTGTTGTTGCTTATGTAGTCAATAAAACGTTGTGTGTAGTGTTGTGCTATTTGCGTTTCCTTTTCAATTAAAAAGTCTATTTCGTTTTTTTCTACGCTTGTGCTATTCTCGGAATTGTGTTTATAAACTCCTTTGTTTGAAATTGTATAAGCTGCGAACGGCAAATAATATTTCATCGCTAAATGAATAAGCATCGGCTTTAAATAAGTAGTCGTAAGCGTTAAATAATTTCCGCTTAACGTATTTGCTATGATGTCCGCTTTTATCTTGTCTAATAGCTTTGTACCGGTGAAATTTTGCAAGTCTGTATCTTGTGCTATCTTTATATATTGTATAAAATTATCCGTGTCAACGTTTCCGTTTAACGAAGTAAATTTAACAAGGTCTTGTCGTGTTACTAAAAGTGCTTCTGCCATTAATTCTCTTTTTTATTTTTAGGTAAAAACCCTTTGTTCGGCATATCAATTGGACGTGTACTTACTAACTTTGGGTTGTTAATTACATATCCGTATTTTTCTGCTTTTAAACCTGCTATTTGTTTTGCTCGTGGACTGTTTATATCAATGTTTGTGCCTTCAAAACTTGCGTAGATTTGCTTGTTCCAACGATGGTGACAATTTCCACCGCCTTTATATAACCAAATTGAATAAGTGTCAGCACCTTTCGGTCCCCAACCTTCGTTTACTACTTGTGTTGTCATTCTTAAAATATCTTCTTTACGGTAAATTTTGTCCGCTAAAATCATTTGTGTACAAAAAGCACGTCTATTTTTAGTTACTTCGCCTACATATTTATAGCGTGTAAAAAATTTAACTCCGTCTATTAGTTCGTCTTGTTGACTTTTGCTATTTGGAAACGCTGAACCTGTACTTACCAAGTTTACAATTTTACTTAATAAACTTTGTGTAGGTTCTTTACTCAACAATTCGTTTTCTTTATCGTCTGTATCGTAGTCAACTTCTTTTTCGTCTATAAGCAACCAATTGTCTTGCGGGTCTTCGCCTAAATCAATTAAAGCGTTTGTATGTGCGCTTAATTCCGTTCCTGTTTCTTCTGCAACTTGTTCTTCTGTTTGCGTGTTTTCCAAGTCTGTAAACTCTAAAGGTTGTAAAGTTTTGAAAAATAGTTTTAATGCTATTCCGTTATGAGCTAAAATGCTATCAAAAGCGTCAAGTAGTTCTTCTTGGAATGGTCGTATAACCATATTGTCAAAAAGCACCGAACTATTTTTTAACTCGTCTGCGTTTGAACTAAATCCATTTGTTGAAGCAACTCCAAATAATAAAGGTGAAGTAACGTTGTGTCCTAACATAATTTTGCGTAAACATTCTTCGCTCAAATACGTGTAGTGTTCTGGAGCATCGTTTAAAGGTATGTCTTCAACTGTTGTTTTGCTTTCTGCGTTGTTGTTAAAAGCAACTATTACTTTTTGTCCACGACTTCCTGTTAGTTTGCTTAATACTTTGTTTGAAATAATACTTTGTTGTTCGTCTGTTGGAATTCCGTTGTTAAAATTTACAACTTTTGTTCCGCTAAATCCGTTCTGAACTTCGTTAATTAAATAGTCTGCAATTTCTTCTTCAAGTAGTGTATAAGGTAACGCACCTTGGTAATCTGGATAAGCATAGTATTTCATCCCTACTGAATAAGGTTTAGAAAATAAAATTTCTACTTTGTCTTTTGAATATCCAAACGCTCCAAATCTAATTGGTGCATACTTTTTAGTGTCTTCCCAATTATCCGAATAATAATAACCTGTTATGTTTCCGTCTTTATCGCATTTTTCAGCTCGTAAAAGATTAACCGGTATGTGATATGCTTTTAATATTTTGTCGTGCTTGTCGTTATAGTGTACTTGAACGGCAAATTGTCCAAACATTTTACGGTCTAAAACCATTTTTCGCACGTCTTCTTTGTGAAATAAAGACATCATTTGTGCGTATTCATTCGGTTTTTTGTTAGCGTCTAATGCTCCAAGACCTTTTCCGTAAATTAATCGTGCTACGTTGTTTATAATAGCATTGTTCGTTGTTGAATTACTATATCTATCAATTAAGAATTGAAAGTATTGGTCTCCTTCTTCGGTTAAAAAGTCAACCCAATTTTCTCGGTTAGTTTCCGAAATAACAGGCGAAGTGTAAGCCGACAAATTAAGTACGTGTATATTACTCATAAACTATAAAATCATTTGTTGTGGAATTAGAAACATATTGGTTGTTGTTAACCGAAAATGTAACTAAAGGTTGTGCTGTGCAAAATATTCTATCCTTGTAAATTATGTTAGTTCCGTATTTTAAAACTAAAGTATAGGTGTGTCCTTCTATTAAAGCGTAAGTTGCTGTTATTGTATAAATATAGTCGCCTACCGTTCTTGAAGTAATTGTAATTGTAGTAGTAACGTTTGTTTGTTCGTCTGTTATTTGCATAACGTTAAACGTATTGTCTCGTGGAATACAACTAAACGTTTGCGGTGATGTAGAAGGTGTTAATACTATCATATTAGTATAATTAAATATTCGTGTTTTTGTTCAATTTTTAACACAAAAAAAAAGCCGAACATTAAGAACGGCTTTAAAAATAATTTTTTTAATTTTTAAACACTTGTAATTACACAAGCAGGTCCTACTACTGATGAAATTGCAGCATTATTATAAGGCGTTCCAATAGCTATGTGATTTGCAGGAATTTCTTCCATTCCAACAAGTGTCATTGTATATCCGTTAAAATCACCATAGGCAGTTCCGTTTGTAAGTACGCCTGTTGTTACATCCATACCGTTTGCAAGTCCTGCTAAAAAGAATTTATTTGAATTAGTTTGTACTATTATATTTGGTCTTCCAAAAGCAAGAAGTTTCATTTGTTTTGTAGTAACTGCGTCTAAACCTTTTAATGTAAAAGTTAAAGTTTGCTCTACAAATGTTGTTCCGTTTTCTCTTGAACTTGTTATTGTTTGCTCAAATGTATTAGCACCTTTTAAATCAAATTTATAAACAGGTGATGTTGGTGGAGTTAATGCTATTGCTGTAATTTGGTCTGTTAAATCAGCTGAACCATAAGTTACTCCTGTTATAAGACCGTTATTGATTACATAAATGGCTTTTAATCCACCTATTCCTGTCGTACAGTCTTCTACTCGTCCGTGTGTTATTAATGCACAAGCCATCTCGTTTTTTTGTTTTTAAATGTGAATAAAATAAAGCGGAACTTTTACGCTCCGCTTTTTATTTAATGTTATGAATAAAGAACTACGTCTGAACCAATACCGTGTTGAACAGCTCCGTTGTAACGCATAATTACACGTACATTTTGCGAACCGTCAATATCAGCTAAATCAATAACCT